GCTGGAGAAAATGCTATCGTAGCTACCATGAATGGGCCTGTAGAGCTCTATCATGATAATGCTGAAAAACTAAGTACTGAGGCTTACGGTATTGACGTAACTGGTACTACACAATCAGATACTTTAATCGTAACTGGTGTATCAACAGTTGCATCTATGATCTTCTCTGCTGGTACTAATACCAATGGAGTCGCATACTTTAATGCTAGTGGTCAAGTGACCTCTACCATAAATCCTAGTAACTCTGTTACAACTTCATTTAAAATTTTAACTACCGACACCAACGGTGTCCCGACTTGGACTTCAACAATTGACTGTGGCACATTCTAACGAAATTAATTTCAACATTCTACTCGAATTAACTCTTGCAAAAGTTAATGCACTAACAAAAGAAAACTTATTACTTGAAGCTAAATCAAGAACACTTCAAGAAACAATAGATCAATTAGAGACTGATTATGGTGAGGCTAAAAAAGCTCTTGCACAACAATCGGTCAATAAAACGACCAAACCCAAACCAATAAATAAGTAAAAGCTAGCGTATATTCATGGCCAAACCTAGTTCACGACAAGAATTAATCGATTATTGCCTCAGGCAACTAGGTGAGCCTGTATTGGAAGTTAATGTCGATGATGATCAGATTGAAGATGCTGTAGATGATGCAGTTCAATTTTTTCATGAAAGACATTTTGATGGTGTTGAGAAGATGTATCTCAAACACAAAATCACTCAGGATATGATTGATGCTGCAAGATCACAAACTGTAGCCTCAACAGGTATATCTTCTAGTTTGTTTAATGGTGGTGCAGCTGCTACTGTAAGTGTTAGTGCAAATAATGTTATTATACCTAATCATGGATTAGTTACTGGTTCACCAATAGAATATAGTTTTGGGCCAGGTAATACTACTATTGCAATTGCAAGTGCAACTTTAAATAGTGTTGGTGTTACTACTGCATTAGGAATTGGTACAGATAGTCAAAAACTTTGGGCGATTGCAGATAATAGAAATGAAATTAGATTTGCTGCAACTAAAGCTGATGCAGGAAATGGTGTTGCACTTGATATAACTACAGTAGGATCTGGATCAAAACATTTTATAACTAGTAAATCTGAATGGACAGAACAAAGAAATTATATTGAAGTACCAGATCATATTATTGGTATTAATGGTATTTTCAGATTTGATGATAATACTATTTCACAGAATATGTTTAGTATATCCTATCAGATATTCTTGAATGACGTTTATAACTTTAGTTCTGTTGAACTACTTAACTATTCAATGGTTAAACAGTATCTTGAGACCATTCAATTCTTAATTAGTCCAGATAAGAAAGTTAGATTCAATAAACGTGGTAATAAACTGTATATTGATATGGATTGGAAATCTGCAACTGCAGATCAATTCTTAGTCATTGATTGTTATAGAGTATTAGATCCTGGTCAAAATACAGAAGTATATAATGATAGTTTCTTAAAGAGATATATTACTGCACTTATTAAGAAACAATGGGGTGTGAACTTAACTAAGTTCCAAGGTGTTAAACTTCCTGGTGGCATTGAACTTAATGGTCGTCAAATCTATGAGGATGCACAAGTAGAATTAGGCGAATTAAGACAGAGAATGACATATGATTATGAGACACCACCTCTAGATTTGATTGGATAATGGCTTTAAATTCATATTTTCTACAGGGTTCTGCGTCAGAACAAAGACTAGTCCAAGATCTTATCAATGAACAATTGAAGATCTATGGTATAGATGTATTCTACATGCCTAGAAAGTTTGTAGGAACTGATAATATAATGAAAGAAAATATTGTTGCAAGATTTGATGATAGTTTTGCATTAGAAGCTTATATTCAAAATTATGAAGGTTTCCAGGGATCTGGAGATTTAATGACAAAGTTTGGTGTAAGAACCACTGATGAATTAACTCTTGTCATTTCTAAGGAAAGATATGAAGATTTTATAGGAACTTTCTATGCAGATGGTGCAGATGAAACTAAATTAACATCTAGACCAAAGGAAGGAGATTTAATATACTTCCCATTATCAGATAGTCTTTTTGAGATTAAGTTTGTAGAACATGAGAATCCATTCTACCAACTTGGTAAACTTTATATGTATCAATTGACTTGTGAATTGTATGAATATGAGGATGCAGTTATTGATACAAGTATTGCAGAAATTGATGATAATGCAGAGGATGAAGGATATATTGCAACATTAACACTTACTGGATATGGTGATACAGCTAAATTCAATTCGGGCATAACCACCAATTATGGTGTGAATACAATTACATTACTTAATGATGGTTTTGGATATTCAAGTCCACCTGCTGTTGCAATTAGTACTTCTCCACAGGGAACTCCTACTGCAAATGCAACTGCTGTAGCTATTACCACTTCAATAGGTGCTGGATCTACATCATATTCTGTAAAACAAGTTGTAATAACAAACACAGGATTTGGTTATACTCAGGCACCAACAGTTACTTTCAGTGGTGCTGGTGGTTCTGGTGCATCGGCTATTGCAGGTATAGGTACTAATGTTGTTAAGGTATTATTAGATGGTACTCAACAAGGAGGTAATAAGTATGCACATACTCCTACGGTTGCAATTAGTACTTCTCCATCTGGACTCTCTACTGCAAATGCAACAGCTATTGCGGTTGTTAGTGCTGGTGGAACTGTAAGTGATGTTAGATTAACTAATGCAGGATTTGGTTATACAATTGCTCCAGTTATAACTATTCAAGCACCAGGATCTGCAGGTATGGGAACTGGTAACTTCTTCTTGAATGAAGTTATTAAAGGTCAAAGTACTCTTACTACTGCTATTGTTAAAGATTGGGATTGGGATACTAAAATCCTTAAGATTGGTAATATGGCAGGTAACTTTGCATTAAATGAAGTTGTTGTTGGATCTGCAACAACAAATGAATACCCTGGTATGGGTCAGACTGCAACATATACTGTATTTAAAATTGGGGAAGATGATTTCCAAGACGATGCATTTGCAAATAATTTAATCATAGAAAATGAAGCTGACGGCGGACTTGTTGATTTTACAGAATCAAATCCTTTCGGTAGTTTCTAAATAGTAAGATGGCCAATAAAAAACCACTACATAGATTACCACTTGATGATTGGTTTGATGACACACCACACCCCCATGACAGTATGCCAATAGCAACTGACAAAAATCCAAGGCCAGAAGAAGAAATAGCTGATGATATTACTATGCATGAAAGAATGTATGAAATCGCTACTTCTAAATATAATCCATTCTCTGTAGGTGGATCTGAACAACTTAAATAGGTAAAAAAATGTTAGGTCAATACTTCTATCACGAAATTTTGAGAAAGACCGTTATTGGTTTTGGTACACTTTTTAATGGAATAGAAATTAGACATGAAGCTGATGATGGAGCTACGACCAGTAGGATGAAAGTTCCATTGGCATATGGGCCAATGCAGAAGTTTCTTGCAAAGATAGAACAACAACCTACTGTACAAGGTAGACCAGCAATTACTTTACCTCGTATGTCATTTGAGATGACAACTTTAAATTATGATCCATCACGTAAAGCATCAATAACTCAAACATTTAGAACTTTAAATTCAGATACTGCAGGTAATGTAAAGAAAGTTTATATGCCAGTTCCATATAATGTAGGATTTATGCTTAGTATTGCTACTAAGTTAAATGATGATATGTTACAAATAACGGAACAAATTCTTCCATATTTCCAACCAGGACTTAGTATTACCCTTAATTTAATTTCATCAATAAACGAGAAAAGAGATATTCCCATCATTCTAGAAAGTATTAATATGAGTGATGATTATGAAGGTAGTTTTGATAATCGTCGTGCAATGATTACGACTATGCAATTTAGTGCCAAAGTTTATATGTTTGGTGCAGTTGCTGATAGTCCAGACGGTCTTATCAAGAAAGTTAATGTTGATTACTTTACAGATACTAATAAGGTAGTTGCAAAACGTGAACAGAGATACTCTGCAACTCCAAGGGCAGTTAAAGATTATAACGATGACAATACTAATGCACTCAATAAGGCATTAGCCGCAGAACAAACAGTACTTTCTGTTAATAGTTCTGCTAACTTCTCTGTAGATGATTACATCACCATTAGTGGTGAGAATATGCAGATTCGTTCTATCAATGCAAACGAACTTACTGTATACAGAGGTGTTGATGGAACCAATGTGATCGATCATGTATCTGGTTCTACCATAGATATAATCAGTGGATCTAAAGATGCTACATTACCACTTACTGGTGATGATGCACTTATCGCTTCTGGTGATGATTTTGGATTCAATGAGATGTCTTCTTTCTACTCAGACTTTAAAGAATATTCCCCTACACAACAAAAGGATGTATAAATTATGAAATTTGATGAAATTGATAATGCTCTTGATATTGTAAAGGATACATCTGAACCAATTGAAATTGAAGATGTTAAATCTGTTAAATATGAAAAGGATGATTTGGATCGTGATTATGAGTACACTCGTGG